CCCAGAAGCTGGACGAGAATGATGTATCCGAAGACGGACGCTTCTGTGTATTGTCTCCTGAGAACTACTACAAGTTGATCACAGGTGGCGCTACCAACCATCAAATCACTGTTGCAAACAGTGCCGTTAACCGCGACATAGGTGGTGAAGGTTCTATTGCTACAGGTACTATCCCTCAGATCGCTGGTATCAGCATCCTGAAGAGCAACCACATCCCTACAACTGACCTGTCCAGCACCTCTACTGGTGATGGCGCTTCAGCTAATGATGTGTTTGGTTCCAACGGTGTTGGTTACAATGGTGACTTCTCCGATACTGTCGGTGTTGTTGCACATTCCAGTGCAGTTGGTACGGTCAAACTTCTTGACCTTGCTACTGAGTCTGAATACCAGATTGAGCGACAAGGCACGTTGTTCGTTGCAAAGTATGCAATGGGCCACGGCGTTCTTCGTCCTGAATCCTGCATTGAATTGATCAAGTAGTAGTACTTGTTCCTTTTGTTAGTTACCTCCCATTGGGGCAAGGTAAGGTTTATTTTGTCGTTTTCCTTGACCTTACCTTGCTCCCTCTGGGTTGGTGGCTTTCATCAACCTTTATAATAATAATCATGCCGACTACACTTACTTCAAAGCTTGAAGCCATCAACACGATGCTTGGCATCATTGGTGAAAGCCCTGTCAACAGTATTGGTACTGGAAGCAGTCGTCCTGTTTCTGTTGTTTCAGCAGAGGCATTGTTGGACGAGACGAACAGGGAAGTACAGTCGGACGGGTGGCATTTCAACACCCAGCATAAATACCCGTTAACAAAGGACACCGACAACAAGGTGGTTCTTCCCACCAACACGTTAAAGGTGGACACTCCAGTAGGTGAATATACCTCTGTTGACATTGTCCAGCGTGGTACGTCTGTATATGACCGTAAGAACCACACAGATGTGTTTACCATCGACCTAGAGGTAAGCATCACCTTTCTCCTAGAATTTACAGAGTTACCTGAACAGTTCAGGAACTACATCACAGTCCGTGCAGGACGAAGGTTTGCCAACCGCTTTCTTGGTAGTCGTGAAATAGAAGCCTTTACGCTTCGTGACGAGATAGAAGCCAAAGCCAAGGCAATTGATAGCGACAGCGAAAGTGCTGATCGTACCATCTTCGACCACTACGATGTATATCGCACACTTGACCGATAACCACCATGCCACTTCTTACGACCAGTGTCCCGAACCTGTCTCAAGGGGTTTCGCAACAGCCTGACAATCTACGGTATCCCGGTCAGGGTGAGACACAGGTAAACGCCTACAGCAGTGTTGTTGATGGCTTGGTAAAGCGTCCCAACAGTCGCTACGTAGGAACACTTGAATCATCAGCAATCAGTGCTGACAGTCTGGTACACATCCTTAACAGGGACAGCACCTACAAGCACATACTGGTGATTGAGCCAGACGCAACAACCGTAAAGGTATTTGATACAGCGGATGGTAGTGTTGTTAACGTGTATGACGCTGAGACAGGCACTTCAGCAGCCAGCCATGCGTATATTACCGACACCAATCCAAGAGAGAATTTAAAAGTCCTGACGATAGCGGACACCACCTACATCGTTAATAAGACCAAGACAGTGGCAAAGGCTACGGCGAAGTCTGATGTGTTAGCTAAAGAAGCCATAGTCTTTATTAAACAAGGTGACTACAGCAAGGAATACACAGTTACCATAGACGGTACTGACAAGACGTACACAACAGGTGATGGTTCTTCTACCCATGACGATTCACTAGGCACATCAGCAGGTGACGGTACTGACGCTTCTTCCGAAACCATAGCTGCAGGTATTAAGGCCACTTACGATGCTGCGTCTATCTCTGGTGTGACAGTTACCCGTGACGGTTCTGTCATCAAACTGGTTAGCACCAACTCAACCTTTACAGTATCTGTCAGGGATGGGTTATCCAACATTGGGTTGGGTATGGCTTACAAGGAAGTAACAGCCATCACAGACCTTCCCAAGAGTTGCTACGATGGCTTCCGTGTGAAAGTAAAGGGTGACGTTGAGCTGGTACAGGACGATTACTACGTCAAGTTTGCTACCAAGGACGACCAAGACTTCGGTGAAGGATCGTGGAAGGAAGACATAGGCTACGATGTGGTGAAGTCCCTAGACGCTACCACAATGCCCATTAAGTTGATTCCACGGGTAAGCGACACCAACTACAAGTTGATAGCACCGGGACATGATGTAAGCGTCACCAACGAAGCAGCGTGGACAGAACGCAAGGTAGGTGACGACGACAGCAACGATTTCCCATCCTTCACTGGAAAAACCATCACCGACATCTTCTTCTTTAAGAACCGACTGGGCTTCCTGTCTGGTCAGAACGTCATCTTTAGTGAAGCCGACGAATACGGTAACTTCTTCCGTACAACGGTACTGACGCTCTTAGACAGCGCACCTATAGACGTTGGAGTTGCCCACACCAAGGTTAGCCTGTTGAAACACGCCATACCTTTCCAAGAGAAGCTGGTGCTGTTCAGCCCACAATCACAGTTTGTGTTGAGAGGTGCTGACCTGTTGACACCCAGTACGGTCAACATCAGTCCCATTACTGAATACAACGTCAACGTGGATGTGTCACCACTGGCGCTTAGTAACTACATATACTTTCCATTTGAACGGGGTGACTTCCAAGGCGTCTATGAATTCTTTGTTGATAGCACCACGGATGTATTTGACGCCAGTGAGGTTACCAGCCACATACCCAAGTACATCAACAAGACAATCAAGCAGTTGGTAGGAACACCAGCAGAAGATGTTATTGTAGCAACTTGTAACGCTACAGGTGCTGAGAAGCAGATATTTGTTTACAAGTATTTCTGGCAGAACAAGGAGAAGATACAAAGTAGTTGGTCACGGTTTGATACCACCAACAACATCATAGGTGTTGGGTTTCTCGACAGTGAGTTGTTCATGGTAACGACTGACGCTTCAAACACGTATCTGGAAAAGATGCCAATGGAAGCAGGTGTTACCGACACAGGTAAGGACTACAGCATCCTGTTGGATAATCGGATTGATAGCTCTAATTCCTACTGGGATAATGATACATCCGCATCTGTAGCAATAGCTAAGAGTTATGATAGTGCTACCAAGAAGACTACTTTAACGAACCTGCCGTATGATCCACAAGTAAGCACCTCAGACCCTACACTAAACGCTGTAGCCTACACCAAGGACGGTACATGATTGGTTGTGACACGTACAGGAGCAACCACTGCTACTGTTGACGGTAACTTTGAATCAATATCCCACGCATCCAACACAGGGACTTGTTCGGTATCTACACACACTACACAAGCCACATGTGAGGCTAATGACGGTGTATGGACAGGCGCACACAAATACCTTGGTGAGTTGTTCATAGGCTTTGAATATGACATGGAGTATGAATTCTCCACCCAGACGCTCAAGCAACCGACTGAGCGTGGTGGGAAGTCCACCAGTAACTTTACTTATCAAACGCTTCGTAATGGAGCGATTGACTACGCAGACACAGGACACTTCAAGATAGAGGTGACTCCCTTGTATCGTGATGTATTCACGTATGTCTACAACCCCAACCACCTTGGAGCCGACAGTAAGGTAGGGTCGTTAATACTGGACAGTGGTTCATTCCGCTTTCCGGTACACGCCAAGCACGATGAGGTGACAATCAAGATCAAGTCATCGTCAGCGTTACCTGCCCAGATACTGGCAGCAGAGTTTGAAAGCTTCATTACTCCACGCAGTCAACGCTACGGTGGATAAGGTCAAGTACAGCGACTGTCGAATCCGACCAGCAATACCTGAGTTGGATAGCTGGCGCTTGTATGAAGACCTACGGGTGGAAGACATGCTGGAAGTGATTGGTTTGGGGCATCATCCCCGACTAGCTATTGAAGCATCGTTTGAATACTCCCAGAAGGCGTACACGATCATGTCCAACACGGACAACAACATCGTTGCCAGTTTTGGAGTGTGTCCCACGTATTCAGAACGTGTTGGATGTGTATGGTTACTAGGCACGTACAGGATGCTGGACATACAACGCACGTTCATCAGGCACAGTCGTGAATGGTTGAATGAATTGATAGGTGACTACAACTGCGTAGTGAACACGGTAAGCATGAGCAACCATTTATCAATGCGATGGCTCAAGTGGTTAGGTGCTGATTTTCTTCGGGAAGAACCTGAAGGCTATCAGGAATTTGTAATCTTTAATAATAACAACAGTACGGAAGAATAATAACTATGTGTGA